CCATCTTTCGCACGTAACCCGACGCGCGTTCCATGTTGTCAATGAACATGCGCTTGCCGTAGTAAATCACAACGGGGATGCAATCGCCAGCGATATAGCCGCAATCCTCTAGCACCTCGCAGCCGTTCAGAATGTATTTATGCACGCGACGGCGCTTCACCTTGCGCGGCTTCGATGCCTTCCAACCGTCCTTTTTAAGCTCGGCGACTTCTTCGGCCCCGTCATCGCCGCTGATACGCACAGACTTGCCCGTCAACGGATTGGTGCAGGTCCAAAGCGTATCAGGCACAAGCTCGACAGCGTAGTATTCAGCAACCCGCACCACGTCAGGCGTGAACCAGTCATAGAACGGCTTGATGACATCATCCGGCCAGTCAGTCGCCTTGTCAGCCCCATATTCGGCGTTGAAGGCGTCGCGCGTCATCGCGGTAATCACCCATGCACACAGCGCGTCAGACTTGTCGTAAAGCTTGGAATTGGCGTCAAACCATACAGACTGGTCAGCGTCGGCAATCTGCACAAAATCAATACGCTTATGGTCATTCTCAGGGTCTAGTTCATCTTCCAGAACGTCAACCAAGCGCCAGGCACCAATACCGCCAGCCGTGCCCTCATAAAACGCGTTGTCAAATGCCTGTTGCCCCTTGCTGCGATACAGGTCAGCCCGGAACAGGCCATCGAGCATGTCCGCAGTCTCTTCGCTCGACGCATCGCCGACCGGACGATAGTCAACGGTCACGCGGTTTGCCTGATAGTCGCGCATGATCTTCTCAAGACCGAGCGACGTTTTATCAATCTCAATGCGGGGGGTGTTGACGAATTGCTCGCCGAATTGATCTTCATACTGCGCGCCAGCAATGCCGACAAATCGCCTATCACGGAGGTTAAAGCCACGGTCTGCAACGGTCGGCTCGCAAGCCGCATCAAACGCCTGTAGCGCCGCCGCGTGAATTGCCTTTAGCTTGTCGCTCATTCTAACACCCGCGCTGTAATGTTCGCGGTGTAACATGAACCGCGACCGCGCGCAACGTCACCTATTCCAAGCCGCCGCGATGCTTGGCACCACGATAGGCGCGGCACGCTCAACACGCGGCTGCACCATCGCGGGAAACAACTCAGCAAGCGCCCAGATCAGCGCGTCGGCACGGTTAGGCGAGCCATTGCCCGTGAAGCCCACAGTCGAGAATGCGGTAAGCTCATCCTCTAGGTCACTGAATTGCCCAACGTGGCGCACCTTGCCCGCCTCATACAGCGCCGAGATAGGTTCAGCCCGCACATGCTTGCCGCGCGTCGCTGTAACCTGCTTGTATGGCGTGCGAGGTCGCGCTGTCTGGATTGTCTGGCGTACCATCGCCCCGCCGTAATTGCCCTCACCGACGATCACGTCAGCTTGGTGCCGGTCAAAAGCCGTTGTCGCAATCCGCCCCCACGTCAACGGGCCAGCCTTCACCGTGCAATCCTCTAGCACATAGGCATTGCCGTCTATGCCGAGCCCAACCACCACAATGCCGATAGCGTCATTGTCCGCATTGTCCGCGTCATCGGCCCCGCTAGGATCGACAGCAACCACCACGCGCACTGTCTGCGGCACAACGCCGTCAACCACCCGCCAAGTCTCAATGCATTCATCTGTGAACAGCGCGCCAGGCGTAGCGTCGGCAAACTCACCGTCAAGGAACCGCTTACGCAACCGAGGCGACATCGCCGCCAGCGTGTCAAGATACCCGTCCGCAATGTTCGCCGCGTTGTCATGCGGGTTAATCCGCGTCCACGCATAGTCCTGAGGATTGGACACGTCGCGCTTTGTGTCAGGGTCAATCTTTTGCACGAACAGCTTGTAGAGCCAATGCGCCTTGTTCGGAGGGTTGCAATCAACGTAGCAGCGCGGCTTGAGTGTGCCACCAGCGCCACCGGCAATCTGTGTATCGACCTGTTGCGCCAGCCGCGTCATGGCAATGTTGCGCGATGCCAGCGGGATTTGCGACGCCTCGTTCAGGTAGATTGTGGCGAACTCCATGCCGAGCACCTTTTCGGCGCGTTCCTTATCGTCTAGGCCGCCGAACCATATCTCGGAGCCATTCTCAAACGTGGCGAAAAAGTCAGTCTTGTTGAGCGCATACACCACGCCCGGAAACGCCACCGCCATGACCTTGGGGAACGTATCAAGCCACACCGACGACTTGACCGCGTTAAACCGATAGCGGAACACGACATGCCGCGAGCCTTTCGCCTTCAATGCGCGAATGACCAGCGCCCTCATAATCAGGAACGTCTTGCCAGACCGAGAGCCGCCGATAATCAGGACATTGGTAGCGCCACCAGCTAGAACGCTTTGCGCTTCGATTTGCTTGGGAGTGAGCGCAAACGCCATTTTAACCGGATTTAACCATGTGTTTTAGGCCTTAAGCTGTCTAAACCCGCATTTTCGGGCATATTCTGAACCGCAACGGCTACAAGTTAGCTTCATCCGGTGTAATCTGCACCAACTCGCTGCGGATTGTACCGCTATGTTCCACCCTATCGCCGTAGCGTTTCGGATCCCACTTGGCGAGCAGCTTCAATCGCGTATCCACACGAAGCCGCGACCGCGCGACAAACTCGGCGTTCATGCCAGTTTCCGTCTTGTCGCCACTACTATCGTCAGCAATCGCAAGCGTTTCGTCGGCAATCGCATCAAAGCCAGCCTCGCGCGCGCCCGCGTGTGCGATGTTTAACGCTTCATCTGCCCTGCACCAATCCGCCCAGCATTTCGGCGTAATGTCATGCACAGCGCACAGGCTTGTTAGTGTCTGCCCTTTGCTCATTCCCTCTAGGATAGCTTCTACCATTTCGGGTGTGCGTTTGGAGTGAGCGGGCATTATGCGACCTGCGTTCCAACTGTGGCAATTCCGCAGTTATCGCCGTATTTTGCTGGCGACGGTTGCGGCACACCGCCAAGTATAACATACGCCTCAAACATGCGCGCGGCTCGGATATAATCTTCATCCTGATAGCCTACGCCCATTGTTTCGATAGCCCATTTCAGGCAAGCTGAACGTGTTGCTTGTTCGTCCATCACAGCGCCCCCGCCTCTACCAGCCATTGCAGCCCAGCCGTGAACGCGCAAAGCCCTGCGAAGATTGCGAGCCAGAGCGCGGCAGACTTGGTGAATGTCATGTTGCGCATGATAGGCATATTACCGCGAACGATAGCCCAATGCAATCCGAAGCCGGTGGCGAACGCTATGATGGTGGCGAGGCTCATGCGCGATACTCCCGCAGTTCCCACGGGCCGCCGCCGTCAGCGTGCCAGCGCATCGGTGCGTTCTGTGCTGCGAGCATTTCGTTGCGCTCGCGCAGTCGAGCCTGGTTGCGCTCTGCCCTGTCACCGAACGAGGCCGGTTGTTCGTCCATTTCCGCACGCGCCGCTTCGATGATCTCGGATGCGGTTGGCAGAAACTTGGAACGTTGCCCTAGCTTGCGGCAAGCAGGTTCAAGCAGCTTGACGGGAATGTCCGAAACATCTTCGGCAAGCAGTTTGAGGCGTGCGCGGTGGCTGTCTGCGTCACTGGATTGCGCGACGGGAAATCTCAGCCCAAGGCCCGCGATGATTTCCGTCACTTTCGGAGGGACTTTCCGCCTCGTCGGCGTAGGCTTCGGCAACGAGATCACGGACAATGCTTGCGATGCTGTTTGGGTTGCTCCGAGTTCGTCCCATGCTCCCGTGTTGTCCATTGTGTTGCTCCTGCGGCTGGTCATCGTATCGGCCCTGATTGAGCCATGTTGCGGGGTGTGGCGTGAATTGCGGGTCGCGGTCAGGGCTATCGGCAAACGCTTGAGCCGCCGCCGTCATGGCGTTCGGGTCAGCGCCGCGCTTGATTGCCGAGGCAAACGCTTTTTGCGCTGCCAGCTTGGCCGTTCGACGGGGATTAAGGGGGGGGTTAGATATTTCATTGGGGGGGACATCAAGGGGGAAAGCGGGGGGGGTGCTTTGCGTTACATGTGGCGTTACTGTAACGTTACACGTAACGATTTCTAACGCTGCCTTGCGTTCCCGATGACGACGAACACGCGCAGCACCAGCAGCACGCCGGTCAGCAACTTCCGCTTGTGCTTGCTCTATAGCCTCGACAGCGAGCGCGATAGCCTCACCGGATGCACCAGCGGCAGACATGGCGCGAATGAGTGTGGCTAGGCTCATGCTGCACACCATGCGCCACACTCGCTATCGGCGGCGTCAGCTTCAACATCATCGAGCGCCAGCAATGGGCTGCTGCTGATATGGGCGCGGATTTTCGCAACGCTCATATAGCCGAACGAAAAGTTGCGTTCGACTTCGCGTTCGTCCCACCAGTCCAAACCTTCTGGATTGATGCGAGCGCGGGCAATGCGCGCCTTGTCGCTCAGGAATGGGCAATGGTCGCAGTTCCCGGTGCCTTTTGGGATCATCAGGTCAAACGGCTGCACTGCCCAAAATGCGTTGACATTTGACTTGCGGATTTCAGCCTCAGCCATCGGAAACGCGAACTTTCTTTTTAGATTGCGGGGTGAACGCGGCAGTTCATGCACCCGATCGCGTTCATCGGCGCGAAACCCGATGACCTCTGTAAACTCGCCTAGCTTGTAGCCTTGCGTTTCCATAAAATCATGCATCACGCCGACCTTGCACATTTGCGTGCACCAGCGACCGCTAACAGTTGAGAACAGCGCCTTCTTGCGCGCAATCAGCCGGTCTAGCGGCTCACCGTTGCGGCTGGCGCTGTTGTATCCGACTTCCTCAAAGCGCGCGGCAGCGCCAGGACGGCGTAGATCAGTGATAAACTCTAGCCACCGAACGCGCACGCCGAAACGGGTTGCGCACTCATGCACAAATCGCAGCGTTTCCTCTCGTTCTTTGCCCGTGTTAGCAAAGCATACATGCACGTCATCGGGCAGCGTGCCGCCATGCGCCTCGACAATCTTGGCAAGCATGTAAGCGCTCGACCGCCCGCCGCTGAATGAGATTTGAGCGGGGCCGGTGATGAGATAGGGATTGCTCACCGTGCCACCTTACGCGCTTCGATATTGGCATGGATACGCGCGAGGATGACGTGCAGCGGCTCGCGCGGTTTTGCTTGCGCGGGCGGGCGGTTTTGGGGTAAACGTCTTGTCAAGGCGAACTCCTCTTCGCTGATTATCAAGGGCCGTTCCGTGTGACGCGGGGCGGCCCTTATCTTTTGCACTATGCGCCCGTTACAATTTGGTTGCAAGATACGCTAGCGACCGTTCATGCTTTTTGCGTCGCGCGGTCGCATCAAGGCGCATTACACGCCGCGCCGCCTTCGCTGCCTCCATAGACCAGTCATGCGTCTCGCTCGCGCAATACCGACCGACAGCCCCTGATATCGCGTTCGCCATTGCTTCAAGCAGCCGCCGATCGGCAACGCCTGTATCTTCCGTGCTATACATTTTAGCCTCCTATCGTGATGTTGACGCAACCGCCCTTAACCGGATCCCCGCGTTCCAATGCCAGCGTAAAGCGATTGTCGTTCACGCCGTAAGCATCGGCAATGCCGTCGAGATACGCCTTGCACGCGCTCAACATGCCGTCCACGTCGCGGCGGCGCTTGTCGGGCGGGTGGAACACGATCCGCACCGCGATAGGCCCCTCGGGTAGCTCGATCATCCCCATATGCGCCAGCCAATACGCTTGCGTTCGTGCGGCCTTGGTGGCGCGGGATTTGACGGCCCAGTGTGACCTGGCGTTCGGGTGTAGGTTGCGGTCGGGCCAAGGTAGGCTAATCATATGTCGCCTTTCGGATATGGCTGCACAGGATAGCGCAGCGCCGCCAGCATTTCGCGCCGTTCGCGCTTGCCACCTAGCAGCATGACGTATCGATGCTTGCGACTACGCGGTTCAACGGAAAATCCCGCGCCGTGTTCGGTTCGCAATTCGTCTGCCGTTGACACTGAAATTGTGCGGGTGTGCAAATGCTCTTTCCCTGAAATTTTGTAATCCGTCCGCTTCGCTGAAAGACCGCAATATATGAAGTTTGTAGCCTGATAAATAACACCTAAATGCCCTTGCGCCTTGTCGGCGAACGACACTACAATAGACGGGCGCGGCAACATTTTAAGGCTCGCACCGACCAATTTAGATGCCTCGTTTTTGCGATTATGGACAAGACACAGCCGATTTAATTCAAGAACCCTACCGGCCATATCTATGCCAGCTATGCCGGTGCAAAGCGGCCTACTAGCAGGCGAACCGTAGGTAATAACCCCGTCAAGGTTGCCGTTGACATAAAGCCCGAAAGCATAGCTAATCGACGGGATACGCCGCGCATAGTGCACGTTGAGCAACAGAGGATAGGTTACGTAGCCCTCGATAGGTTCAACCACGAACGGCGCGACCGGACGCATCGGCAACTCGAATTGTTCCGCGCGATGTCTCATCGCTCCATACTCGCCCGCAACGCCGCACAATGCGCCTGCACCTTCGGCCAACGCGCTGCGATGCTCTCGCGTTCGACCTGCTTGGCGCGCTCCCGTAGGATACGCGCCGCGCGGGTTAGGTCGGACTGGGTTAGCAAGTTCATACGGTCAATTCCGAAAACAAGTCACTTCCCGATAACTGCATTGATTTTTCTGTTTATAGCCCGCCCTTTAGTTCGCTTTACATTTATTCAGAAAGCGCATTCGACATGGGTAACGTGTCAGGCGACGCTGAGTTCATTGAACGCTATCGGTTTTTGGTGCGCGAGAAGCTGCGTATCACGCGACCAGGCCGGTTGACGGCAATCCACGTCAAGGACTTGGTGTTCTACCAGAATAGCAGCGAACGCGGCGACAGCGGCTTGCGTCCGTTCTCGGATATGTGCACGCAAGTTCACATTGAAGAGGGTTGGACGTTCCATTGCCGTATCACGATTTTCCGCGACCCCGTTTTGGAGCGCGCCAAAACAAACGCGCATGGCCTGTTGTGGAAGACGTTCCAAAAGGACGCCAGCTTTTGCCGTGTCGGGATGCCTGAATATGTGCTGGTGTTTCGCAAGTGGGCGAAGGCTGGCGAAGAGGATTTGGTGCAGCCCGTCGAGCATCCTAAGGACAAGGTGCCGCTTGAGATGTGGCAAGAGCTTGCATCTCCGGTCTGGAATTACAAGCCGGGGCAATCCGGGCAGGGTGACTATGACATGCCATCGACTGACGTGATGAACGTGGCAATGGCGCGCGACCCCGATGCCGAAAAGCACCTTTGCCCAATGCCGCTTAACATCACGAAGCGCGCGCTCGATCTGTGGACGAACGAGGGCGATACGGTATTTTCACCGTTCGGCGGGATCGGCAGCGAGGGCGTCGCATCAATCGACCGTGGACGGCGGTTTATCGGCACCGAATTGCACCCGATTTACTGGCGTCCAGGGTGCAGCAATCT